CAAATACTGCGAGAAGCACAATAGAAACTTTGTCACTATTCAGCTACCAAACAGCAAGCCATACACTGTATGTGAGACGTGCCATCGTGAAGAGCAAGAGCGACAGAATTCTATTAAAGCACAAGAACAGTTTGAGCGTGAGCAAGAACAGAAACGTCTATACTTCCTAAAGGATTTTAGTTTGATGGATGATGATTTGAAAAATGCTAGCTTTGACAATTACAAGGCAGTAACCAGAGAGCAGAAAGAAGACTTGAGAAATGTTAGAAGCCAGCTTAAAGGCTATCTTGATGGTCAAGACTATAACATTGTTCTTATCGGCGATACTGGAGTGGGCAAGAGCCATCTAGCCTATTCGGCGCTTAAGGCCTTATCAGACCACACTAAGAAGATGGGGTTATTCATCAACGTTGTCGATTTGCTAGCCAAAATCAAGGAAGATTTCAGCCTAGAAGCAGAATACATCAGACGTATATCTGAATCTGAGTGGCTGGTGCTTGATGATTTGGGAACCGAGAAAGTGACAGAGTGGTCTAATGGCATCTTGTACTCGATTTTGAACAAGCGAACAAAGACCATAATCACAACTAACTTAAGCCCACAGGATATCATGGGTACTTATGGAAAACGTGTCTATTCAAGGATTTTCAAGAAGACAGGACTTGGAACTACTAACGAACACGTTTACAAGTTTAAAACACAGCAAGACAAGAGGATGATGATATGACAGAAACCGAAGTAAAACTAAAACTCTTTGAAGATTACGAGCGCATTCATGGCCTAGTGTTCTCACAAGAGCATAAGCAAAAAATGATGGATGATTTGGACTTGTATTCATTCATCGAGAAATTAAACGAATATATGTATTTTGCTAAGAAATCAACGCAGATTTTTAGGGGGCACTAGAAAACCCCTCTAAAATCGATTTTAAACGGACTAAATAATATAGTGGTACAATTACACTAGATAGACAGTAAAACGGCAAATAACCCCCTTAAATTGAGAATTAGGGGCGTTGAAAAGAGGATATGACATGGAAGAAATGACATTTACTGAGTTGCAACAGAAAATGCAGCTTGAAAAAAAGAAGGAAGGAACTGCAAAATACGCTTCAAGGCACGTAGAAGATATTTATAATATCTTTAAAAGTTTGAAATCAAATTGGAGCGTTATAGTCAACTATGATTTGGTAGAATTTTCCGGAAAGACTTATATCAAGGCAATTGCAACAGCATCTAACAAAGATGAAAAAATGCAAGCACAAGCATTCGCTGAATTGTCTCCCGTGCCTATTTTAAAAACCAGAAACGGAGAGCTTAGGCAAATGAATGAACCGCAGTGGGTAGGAGCTGTTCAATCATATGCTGGTAAGTACGCTTTGCAGGCACTATTTGCAATCGGAGAGGAAGATGTTGACCACTATGAAGTTGCTGAGGTAAGTTTAAGACCAAATCAGCATTCTAACTTCATTAGCAACGAACAGCATGACCTTATTGAGAAACAAATCAACGAATTAGCTCTAATTACTGGGAAATCAGCCGAAACGGTAGCTAATTACTACCTGAAGAAGTATAAGCTAAATGATTTTCATGAGTTGCTAGTGTCTGGATTCGATGTGGTAAACAACGACATCCAAGCACAAATAGATAGCAGAAAGGATAAATAGACATGAAAGACGTAACAAACAACTTCTTGGAAACTATCGAACCTGTCTATACACCAGGAAGAATTAAGTTTGATTTCGAAAAGTTTGATGCAGCTATCAAAGCAGCAGTTAGTGAGTTGACAGACGAACAACTAGACAATCTTGAATATAACGATATTAAGAAGGAATTTACACGCTTCAACAGTCTCTTGACAAAACTGGATGACAAGCGAAAAGGTATTTCAAAAGTATACAAGAATCCGCTTAATGAGTTTGAATCTAATTTCAAGTTATCTAAAGAGCCACTCAAAGAACTTATTGACAAATTGCGTGCCAAACGAGACGAGATTGAAGAACATCACAGAATGCTTCGAATAGACCACATTAGGTCAGTATTTGAAGAAAAGTGCAAGATGGCAGGTCTGGAAAAGGACACATTCAAGGAAAAGTACAATGGCTATTCTTTAAAGAAGTGTTTCAAAGACAGGAAGATAGAACTCAAAACAGAAACCATCGAAGAAATCGACGCCCTCATTTTGGCTGAGTATGACCGACTTGAGGAATACAAGGCTAACTTTGCCATGATTGAGGAGCAAGCACTTGATTATGAGTTGCCAGCGGAACCTTACACTAGAGCGTTGCAGAACGACACACCTCTAGTTGAAATCTTGAAGCAAATGAAAAAAGACCGCGATGCAGCTATTGAGCGGAAGCAACAAGTAGAAGCTAAACGAAAAGCGGAATCAGAACGCTTGGAAGAGATTGAAGCAATAGCCAAGCAATCAGCTAGCAATGAAATCAAAGCAGTAAACGCTGAAACTGGAGAGATTATCGAAGAATCAAAACCAGTCGAAGAAGAAGCTGAAAAATATAGCGAACCTTACAAGGTTAACCTATCACTGACTTTCCACGGAGGAGAGAAACAATGGCATCAATTTGCTAAATTGCTAGATGATAATTTTATAAACTATGAAATTTTAGGAGAAAACAAATGATTAACTCAGTATGTCTTGTTGGTCGCATGACCAAAGATGCAGAACTAAAACACACTGGAAACAATATCGCGGTAGCATCTTTCAGCCTTGCGGTTAACCGTAATTTTAAAGACGCTAACGGAGAGCGTGAAACTGACTTTATTAACTGTGTCATCTGGCGACAACAAGCCGAAAATTTGGCTAATTGGGCCAAAAAAGGCGCATTAATTGGAATTACTGGACGTATTCAGACCCGTAGCTATGAAAATCAACAGGGTCAACGAGTGTATGTGACAGAGGTAGTCGCTGAGAACTTCCAAATGCTAGAAAGTCGTGCAGCGCGTGAGGGAGGTAATGCTAATGTTGGTTATAATCAACCACAACAGCAAGCACCAAACTTTGCAAGAGAAAACACCCAATACCATAATAGCAATCCTATAGATATCAGTAGTGATGATTTGCCGTTCTAAGGTGAAACTATGAAGATGATTTTAAATATCGAGCCTAAACCTCAATCGAGACCAAGGTTTGCAAGACGTGGGAATTTCACTACGACTTATGAAGACAAAGAGATGAAAATCTGGAAAAACAAGTGTAGGATTCTTATCTCTAAGCAATATGCAAATCAACCAGTACTAGAAGGGGCTTTGAGAACAAGTTTGAAATTTTTCATTAAGCCTCCTCGATATATTTCAAAAATTAAAAGAAACAAACAAGCTTTAACTAATGAAACCATACTTGTCAGCAAAAAAGCTGACCTAGATAATTACATTAAATCTTTGTTAGATAGCGCTAATGGAATTTTATACAAGGATGATGGACAGATTGCTGAAATATACGCTATCAAGGTCTACAGTGAATCACCAAGAATTGAACTTGAAATAGAGGAGATTAACCGTGAAAACTAAATTCGTTAAACGAGATAGTTATGCTGAAGGAGTCACCAGTAGAGGAATCGTATTTAAGTTTAGCCTTGAAGATTGGGAACTTGTTACCAGACACAGTTGGTGTGTAGACCCAAGGGGGTATTTGGCTGCTACATATAACAAGAAACATACAGTCTTACACCGACTGATAATGAATGCACCTAAAGGATACGTCACTGATCACATTAACGGTGATAAGTTAGATAATCGCAGGGAAAACCTGAGAATTTGTACGCAACATCAAAACACTATGAATAATAAAGTGTCAAAAAACAACAAGTTAGGAGTAAAGGGTGTATCTCTTACACCTTTTGGAAAATACAGAGCTAGAATTATGTTTAATGGTGTTGAAATAAGACTTGGTCATTACGAAACATTAGAAGAAGCTACTAAAGCAAGAAAACAAGCTGAATGCAAATACTTCGGAGAATACGCTAGGGATGAAAAGTAAGTACAAAGATAAGTTAGTCGGTATATATGCTCCAGCAAGCTACGGACATACAAGTGTGTTAGAGGAGACACAAGAGTTTTCGAAGTGGTTCTGGAAAAACCACGAGGATATGGATTTAATTAGTGCCAAGCTAAGAATAAGCACAAATAAACTCAATCGCATACTGACACTTGAACAGTTACCAGATGATGAATTATTAGGAAGGATGATGGTATTATGCAACAGAAAGTTATGAAATACAAAGTAATAACATATTTTGATCACATGGAAGATGATGTAGAAATTTTTGATAATAAAGATGAAGCTATCAACAGATTGCATCATCTACGAGGTGTTAAATATAGAAATTCAAGATTATATAAAGTAGAAATGGTTGAGGTGAAAGAGGTTGAAGAATGACTAGAGATGAAGCAGTTAAGAAGATTGCAAGAGAAGGATACATATCAATAGAACACGCTGAGGAATTATATGGTGAAATTATTCCTAAACCTGTAGTGCCACAATATGTGGCTGATTGGTATGAGGAACATAAAGATAGCTTTGAAGAATACCTATTTCAATGTATCCATGATGTTGTAGATTTTAATAACAGAGACGAAGTAAAAGATTTTAAAGATTGGCTATCTATTTTTGATGGTTTTATGAAGGACGAATTCAAAGCTTGGATGTCTCAGGCTTATGAGAATGGAGCTATCAAAACACTCATCAATATGCACCAGTTTGGATATGAGGTAGAGAAAGATCCTAGATACAAGGTTACTTTTAAAGGGTTAAATATTAATAAACATTTATGTTGCAACTGGACACGTGAAAATTGGTATTTGTGGTGTGAGAAAGAAAGTAAAATGTGCCATACGAGCCACACTCGCAAAGAACTAGAAGAAGCTGGTTTTGGATGGGTATTTGACTGTGAGGGAGTAGAGGTTAAAGAGGTGGAATAGATGAATAGACTTAAAAAATTAAGAGAATTACGGAAAATGACAAGAGTTGAGTTAGCCGAAAAAATTGGGGTTACAAAATTAACCATTCTTAATTGGGAACATGGTACCCATGAAATCAAAGGAAGTAACGCTAAGAAGTTAGCTGACCATTTCGGTGTATCAATCCCATACTTGCTAGGTTACGATACCGATAACACATTCTCAGATTTAATTACTAAAATCAACCATTGGGCAGACGAACGCAACTTAAAGCAAGCTGACCCTAAGATTCAGTGGATGCGTATTACAGAGGAGGTAGGTGAAATTCGGGATGTACTTTTGAAGCCGACTAAATTCACAGACCCACAAATAGCACTTAAAGATGCAATTGGAGACACACTAGTGACAATTATCGTATTGGCACATCAATTAGACCTAGATGTCACTGAGTGTCTAAGCATTGCTTACGATGAAATCAAGAATAGGAAAGGAAAGATGGTAAATGGAACATTTGTTAAGGAAAGTGACTTATAATTTCAATAGACCTCCAGAAATGGCTCTAAAAGACGCTATAGGCGATTCTATTGTTACCCTAGTGGTATTATACCTACAACTCGGTTACGACGTTGAGGAGTGCCTTAAAATCGCTTATAACAACATTAAGGACAGGAAAGGAGTAATGATTGATGACAACTTTGTCAAAACGAGATAACCAGCTAAAGTTTTTAACTGCTCTACTACTAATTTCAATAGTAATCAATGTGACTACCATCATAAGAGTGACAAATAGACCTGTGGAAGCTATCGTGGTACATAAGGTTGATAACGCTACTGTATTGCATGGGAAAATCACAGGTAAGCAGATGATAGGGAAGCTCTACACAATCGATTGTGGAGCGTATGGTAAGTTTCTAGTCACCAAGGAACAGTATGACAACGTACAGGTTGGAGATGATATTCCAAGTTATTTGAGGAGTTATTAAGACATGAAGAAATATGAATACGCTGGATTAACTAAAGAGCTACATCAAAGGTTAACTCTAGAGTTTGATGCATTGAGGGAAGAACATCGCAGAACACTCACTAAATATATAATGGAAACCAAGAAATGCAATAGAACGGAAGCTAGACAATATTTTCAAAGGTTTGATAATGTAGTTAAGGAGCGCTCGAAGTTGTCGCCTGTAACGCTGGAAGACATGCGTGAGTATCTTACGAACGGCCTAGTGAATGACTTACAAGAGTATCTGGCAGAGAACTACTCTGCCAGAAGTGGGTCATGTAAGCCAGATACTAATAAAACTAACGCTGGGCTGACTAAGGAACTTTTTCGAGAGCTTCGCAAGGAAATCCAAGAGTTAAGAGCAGCACACCCTAACCGTAACGCAGAATATATTATGGAAGTGAAAGGATGCTCAAAAAATCAAGCTCAAACAATCATAACAGCAATTAACACAGTATATACAGAACTTGGAATTTTAACGCCTAGAAAAGTAATCCAACTTGAAGGTCTTCTATCTAGAGAGCTATTTGGCAAAATAGCTAAATATGTATTTAATAAGTATGAATGGCCTGAAAGCCTAGATAGTGAAGTTGATCGAATTTATTTAGAATATCGCACTAAAGGTGATATAGGGCTTAATAAGGAAAGTGTTAAACGGACGCTATTCAAAGCGATTTCAATGGGCTTGTAGTGGTTTGAATCCACTATGAGTCATTAATTCCAGTCATTTTAAAATAGGGAGGAAGCCTATTTTCTTTCAATTAAAAAATCAAGGCAAGGCTGGTAGCTTTGAAATCTTAAGTAAAGGATGTGATAACAGCGTAAACCATCTATTCGGTATAATTCCATCTTAATTCTTGTAGCTTTCGAGGGTTCGACTCCCTCGCTCGCTGTTAGTCTGTCGTGACTAGGTAACTTTTTTGACATTTCATCGCTGACAGACCGATGCACAAACCCAGTAAATATTTTATAGAAAAGAGGAATCCAATACATACTTTTTTTGGTCCAGCCTTGCATTGCTGGTAGCAAGACTGGAATTTAAAACAAAGGAGGTGGTAAATAAAAAAAAAGCCCAAGGCAAAGCCGTGGAACTGTTTAAGAGATATGACAATATTATTATACCATAAAGGAAAAAATAAATTTATGAGAACATTTGAACGACTTCA